ACGGGTACAGGGAGAACTAGTATCTCAGATACTTGATTTAAGAAATGAAGGACTTACAAGACAGGAAATTTTATTAGTTCTACAATCATTAGACATGGAAGATATGATCTTAAACAGATTAAACCTGAATGCTGATATAGATAACCTGATGATTACTTATCAAGGTGTTTTAGCTAACATGGAAATGACCGGAGCAGTATCAAACGAAGCCTTGACCGCGTTGTTAAGAATGGATCGGGCCAATTTCGTTTCACAGTCTGGAGTTATGGGAAACACCATAAGAAGTGAAGCAGCAAGGGGAATACTGGCCGGAGCAAGTGAAGCAAGTATAGCAGAAGGCATTTTAAGCGGTGCAGGAGGCGTTATACGGGCAGATCAGGCACAAACCCTAGCTAATACCGCCCTCAACACATTTGAGCGTAATGTGACGTTAGAAATGGCAGAGTTTGATCCTGAGGATGCGACTTATGTTTATCAAGGGCCAGTAGATGACAGGACTCGGGATATATGTTTAGACATGGTAAGTGCCGGAGCATTAACCAGAGCTGATGTTGAATCTGATTTCCCAGGAGCATTTGGTGATGGGGGAGGATTTAATTGCCGCCACAGATGGGCAAGGGAAACATCTGTAAGCAAGAAGCTAACAGGTAGTAAAAAACAGGTAGATAAGTTTATTGCTAAAAGAGGTAAATCTTATAATCCAGTAACCCTACAGGATCAACGTGGCTAAACCTTTAAAGACAGTTCCAACATTTACTGCTTCTTTCTGGAAAAGAATAGGTGATGAGGTTTCAGATCGCATTCAAGTACATACCAAAAAGGGTAAGGATGTCAGGGATGCAAATTTTAAGGAATATTCTCCACAATATGAAGATGCTAAATCTAGTCCTGAAAGAAGATTTAAAAGACAAACATCCTTTAGTAGGAAACCCGATCTCACATTAACTGGTGATATGCTTAGAAATTTACAAACAAGATCAGCAAGCAAAGAGGGTGTTATAATAGGCTGGTCAGGAACAGATGCTCAGAAGGTACAATGGAATGCTGATATGGGTAGAGAGATTACCACAACAGCCAAGCCAGTAACTACAAAGACAGAAAATTGGATTGATAAGCAAGTAGGGATAAGAATTGATCGCAATATAAAAGCGACTAATGAAACAAAGACCTTTGTCATTGGATGAAGGTGAACTCAAACAAGAGGTAAAAATGTCAGAAGAAACAGTACAAGAAGTACAAGAGTTGGCCACTAACAGCCAGGAAACTGAACCAAACATTAGCCCTGATATTGGTGAAGTGATTGCAGAAAGCAAAAAGTACAGAACACGGGCTCAAAGTGCAGAGAAGAAAGCAGACAGCCTTCAGCAGGAAATTAAAGAAATCCGAACTAAGCAGCTTGAAGAACAGAATGATTATAAAACCCTTGCCGATGAACGCAAGTCAATCATTGATGAACAGAACGCTGAATTAGAGATTAATCGGGCTGAAATAAAAGCTGAAGTAGATTCTCTTCTTTCTGATTTCTCGGATGAAGATCGAGAAACATTTAATGGACTTCCCTTAAAACAATTACGGGCAGTTCATAACAAAATGACTTTGAAACCAAACCCGGTTTCTATTGATAATAGTAAACCATCATCAATGGGTGGTTATAGTTCCTTCCCGGAATGGGCCGCTGCTGATCCTAAGGGATACAGAAAGGCCAATAACCTTCAAACATCAGGTAAAATCAAAATAGGATATGGCAACTGATCTATTAAAACAAGCGTTAGATCCTGAAAACGATCTTCAACACCGTACTGTAGAGAATGGTGATGACATTGAATGCACATATAATAGGAAGAAAGTCACATACGATGATTATATAGACATCCACGAAGAAAGAGGAGAGCGATTGCAAAAAGGCAAGAATGTCAAGTCTGTCGGGCTCTTCAGTGGATTCGGTCCTGGTAAGTTGAAAAAGCCCTATGATGAATAACAAACCTTACTTGATTACGTATGATGTAAGAATCATGCGTATAGATAGGATGGTAAAATTTAGGAGTATTAGCAATGGCTGAAACAGATACCGGCGTAGCCGTTGGCGGTCTTGGAAAGATCGTTGGCGATGCGGTGATAGCTTTTAATCATGTTAATGTGATGTATCCTTTGGTAACTGCCAAACAGGCCCCACAGGGTGCAATTACAGTTCAATTTCCTGACTATACAAAAGTAGCTTCAAGTAGTGTAGCAGCAGTTTCTGATGGAGCGGACCATTCAACGGTTGCATCTATTACAACTGCCGCAAGAAGTGCTACTGTTTCTGAGCACGTGATTCGTGCTGACGTGTCAGATTTGGCTCGTATGGGAAACGCGGAAGATTTAACAGGAAATGTAGGCGATATTTTAGGTAACGCCGTAGCAGCAAAACTTGATGATGATCTAGTAGAGTTAGGTAAAACTTTCTCACCAACACAATCAAGTGCAGGAACAGCATTAGCTCTATCTCATATTTTTGGAAGCATGAGACTATTGAGAAGTGCTGGAGCACCGTTTCCTTACAACCTGGTACTATCACCGAAATCCTCATGGGGTCCAAAAGGATTAATTTCCTTACTCCACGATGCTGCGGTGACAGGATCAAATTCTAAACCTTTATCCATGATGGGTGCAAAAGGCGAGGAAGCAATGGCTGCTGGTTGGATTGGATCTATAGCAGGATTCGATTGCTACTGGTCAGATCAAATTGACGAAGATGTCAGCTCAGGCGGGGATGCAGCTAACTTTGCATTCAGTAAGGGAGCTGTAGGTCTTGCAGTAGGACCAGAAGGATTATTCAGAATTGAAACTGAAAGAAATGCCTCCTTCCGTACCACAGAATATGTGGCTACCGGATTCTGGGGTGAAGTGGAAATTAAGGATGCCTTTGGAGTATACATCTTAACGGATGTTTCGTAATCTTAATTGATTAACTGATGATGGGCGGGGTATATCCCCGCCTGTCTAAGGAATGTATAATGGATAACAGATATTTTAAGAAAGCTAATGGACTCATGTTTAAATATGATCCTTCCAATCACGATATGGAATCACTGAAAAGCAGATTCAAGGAATGCGATGAGAATGGTAAGGAAATGAAGCCAAAGGCCAAAAAGAAAAAGAATTAATTTAAACCAAAATGCCCATGAGAGTTGTCAAGCTCGGCAAGGCATTTGAAGGAGAAACAAAATGGCAATGAGACAATATGCTGTCGTAGAAGCACAAAATCTGGCTATCGGCCAGGCAGGTTCTATTTTAGTAACAGGCACTACAGCGGTGACTTGTGGAACTGGATCAGGTGTGTTTGTAGCAATTCAATTTATAGAAGATACAGTTTTTGCCAGTGCTAGTGGTGGATTGGTTGCAGAAACAGAACAACTATTCCTGGATGATGCTGGTACTGGAACAACAATAGATGCTGATGGTGGTGCTGCAATAGACGGAGAAACCTTCCCACAAGGAATGACAATCTTCGGTCGCTGGACAGGTCTTACCTTGGCATCTGGTGCTTGCATAGCTTATGTAGGCTGAGATGTTAAGCCTTAGTTTAAAATTAAAATCCCACGTCGTTCAAACTGCACGTCTTGCCCGTGATATATGGCAGATAGTAAATGATACTTGGCAGAATGAATTACGGAAGTGGGAAGATATTGTTTAAGAATTTAGTTACGGCCATGTCAGATATGTTTCGGGCGGTAAGCTGTAAGATATACAAGGAAACTAAAGGAGAAAAATTATGGCAACTTTAACAAGCAATTCGATTGCTTCAACATATACAATGTTGCTCAAAATGGATGCGACAGGGGTTACTTCATCCCTGCAAAAAGTAGAGGATGGTGATGCTACTGATTCAGCACTGAGTATTTCTACTATAGCAGCGGCACTTGATGCTACTGATAAGTTTTATTTTGATGGTGGTGGGGATACCTATCTGCATGAAGTATCCGCAGATAAACTCGATATAGTTGTAGGAGGACAAACTATACTTGAATTAGCTGAAGGTGGTGGCGGTGCTTCTGATTATGCGGCTATTCAAGCACAAAACGCATTTTATTTTGATGGTGGCGGTAACACTTATATACATGAAGTATCTGCGGATAAACTCGATATAGTTTGTGGTGGTCAAACTATATTAGAAATAGTTGAAGCTGGTGGTGGTGCTTCTGACTGGGTTGCTATACAGGCATTAAACAAGTTATATCTTGATGGGGGTGGAAACACTTATATACACGAATCGGCGGCAGATACAATAGGATTTGCAACTGGCGGTTCAACAAGAATGGTTCTTGACGATAACTCCCGCATCAGCCTATCGAATAATGATAGTTCTAATACAGGAAATACTATTTTTGGTAAAAGTGCTTGGAATAATTCAAGCAATAATGGCTCAGATTACAATACTATATTTGGTCAAGGAGTTATGGGTACTGGTGCTGTTGCTGGAGCAGGTTATAATACAGGTATGGGTCATGGCGTATTAGAAGATATAACTGATGGAGAATATAATACAGCAATAGGTCAGGCATCTTTACAACAATTAACCACAGCTGAAGGTAATACTTCTATAGGTCGGGCATCGGGAGCTGTTCTGACAACTTCAAGTTTTAATACACTTGTTGGGTATAGTGCAGGTAATGCGATTGCCGCAGGGCAAACTACCACTGATGGAACTACGGCTGTGGGTTATAATGCACTCGGAGCCATAACAAGTGGTGCAAGAAATTCGGCTCTTGGATATCAAGCAATGCAACACGCTGATACTGCTACAGATTGTATTGCTATTGGTTATCAAGCAATGTCTGACCAAAATGTTGGTGGTAGTGGACATGCGGCAGATTCAGATTCTAATATAGCTATTGGCTCCCGTGCTATGAGTGGAGCATGGGCAGATACAAAATCTGAACAGAACATAGCTATCGGCGTTAGCTCTATGGCTGGAGCTTTGAATGGTGCTGAATATAATATTGCGGTCGGAAATTCCTCATTGACGGCTTTAATATCGGGAGATAGGAATATATCAATCGGTTTTGAGGCTTTACTTGCCGCAGATGGTGCTGAGTCAGATAATATTGCTATTGGTTATAACGCAATGGCTACCGCAAGTGTTGATACAGCTATTAAGAATATTGCGATAGGTACTTATGCTTTAGATGCTACAGCCGCTAATGCTCAAACGGGAACTATTGCGATTGGACACCAAGCCCTCTCAGCCCTCACATCTGGTGGCGATAATACGGCTATGGGTTATTTGGCTCTTACTGGGCTAACAACTGGTGCTAATAATGTTGCTATTGGT